CGTGTTACCCTTGCTTTTGCTTCAAGCTGATTGTATCTCTCTGCTCCAATTTTTGTTAGTAGGTGCTGACGATATTCAATGAGGTTGCCTGATAAATAGCTATTGCACCGCTCGCATTGGATGTGTACATTGTCCTCATCAAAGCGTACATTCCAATGATTGTTAGCATTCCAAAAGTGACCTGCGTTGACTTTCTTAGGTACTTGCTTACAAGATATGCAGAGTTCGTCTTTATCTCGCAACCTGATAAACTTATTGAATACTAACTGAGCAGCTTTGACAAGGTCTTGCACCGTCTCTAACTCTGCTTGCATTTTCTTCTTTTTCTTTTGCCAGTTCTTTATGGTTGCTTCCTGCACCCAAGCTGCTACGCACATCTTATTCAAGCAGTATTTTTGATTGAAGCGGATAGGCTCAAACTTCTCTTTGCAGTTCTTGCACCTCATCAGTCTAATTCAATTACTTCTTCAATCCATTGGCGAAACAAAATCTGCAACTGAATCTGCTCGTCAAATATCTTACCTGCGTTTTCTCCGTCTATTCGTAGGATTTCACGGTCTACTCGTTGTATTTCTTCTGCAAGCATATTTGCTTTGCGCTTTAGCCCTTGTTTAAAGACGTACTGGTCGTTTAAATCTTCAATGAAATCTGCCAACACAGGAAGGAAGGCTGTCAATGCTACTAATTTTTTTGTCTTTGTCATAACTCGTTTTCTATTTGGTTAAATTTAATTTGGTTTTCTAATTCTTTAATTATTCGTGTTTGCTCCATATTTCGGTTAGCGAGAATTGTATTTTCTCTACTTATCGATACCGCGTGTTCGTATAGGTTTGTCAGAAAGCTGATAGCTTCTAATAGCTCCTCTTCGCTTTGCTCTGCGCCTTTGATGTAATCCTGAGCCTCAGGTCTTGTTTTTAGTATTTGCTCTCGTGCGTTTTGGATTCTTTGCTTAATACTCCACAGATTTGCTCCTGTCTTTATTTTTTGTAGTCCGATGTCCATTAGATTGAAAATTGTTTGTTAGTTGGAGTTCTATTTGCATAAACACGATTACCACTATAATCAAGCATATAGTATTGGTATTTATCAACGTCCAAAAATAGCTTATATATTCCGTTTTTACTTACTCCTTTGGGTTTACTCTTTGCCACTTTCAAATGTACTTCGTTTTTTTCTACTCCGCTTCCATCTTCGTTAGCCAATCCGTAAGGAGGTCTCCACGGAATTAATACGCTTAGACCTTTTCTAAACCATACCTGACCGCCTGCAAAGTCTCTTGCCGTAGGAATCGGAAAGTATCTAAGTTCAGTTCCTGCTATTGACTTGCCAGTTATCATTGGTTGGTCTCTAACGTGATTGATAATGCAGTTATGTCTATTGGTTTTTCGTGCGTTTTTTCTTGCTTGTCCTAATATCCTACTTAAATACTTGTCTTCACGTCCTAAGTCAGAAGGTATAAACTCCTCAGTAAGCTCATTCCACGGGTCAATAGTTGTAGTGTGGATAGTTATTTGTTCCTTTCGTTCAATTTCGTCTACCAATTCATAGAATTTAGTAATAGTCAAATCCTCATCAATAGGGTCTATAACTATGAAATGTTGGTTGATAAACATCTCAGCACTTACCTGCTCGCTATTAGTCATTGAGTTTTGACCTTGAACGTATGGCTTGCCTATAAACTTGTAACATAGTTCCGAAAATATCTCAGCAGAGTTTCCAGTCTCAGGTGAAAATATGACGTGATTCCAACCGTGTAAACACGAAAGATTTATAAGTATCTCAAACCATAGCTCCGTTTTTCCTGATGCAGGTGCAGCTCCTATGTAAGTTGTAGTTCCTTCTTTAATTGTAAGAGGAAGCATATCCCAATCCCAACCAATGGATTTACCTCTCGTATCTTTTTCGTATCTAATGCTAAACATCTCAGCATTTAAATCAGTTAATTTCTTGTACATAACTATCCGTCCCAATCATTAGTTAAACCATATGAAGCAGTTGCAAAATTTATTTCTTTAAGATAAGGAAGTGTATTCAATAGCGTTGTCTTCCAATTTGTAATAGGATGCAATTTACCATTTCTATTTGTACTCCAATCACTCTCTTTCCAACTATCGTATTTAAGTCGTAAATCTATCTGACTGACTTTTGGTTTCTTCTCTAAAGCGTAAGCTAAAAACTCAGAAAATTCAGGTATAGTATAGTTCTTTATTTCTTTACTTTCTTTAGTTGTTGCCCTTTGTTTGTCCGTTTGCTTGCCCTTTTCTAATTCTTCACATTGCAATTTATCCCATTTTATAAGGCTTACAGCCTGCCATTTGTTTGTCGTATAGCGTGCCACTTCTTTAGACCTTTCTAACTTATCCATTGCAACCCTTGTTTGCTTGACCGAAAGACCTATTTCTTTGGCAAGATTTTCCCAACTGGTAACGTATGTACCTGCCTTTATTGTTTGTCCTTTCCATTCCTTGTCTTTGTAATTTACCGAAATAAGCAAATGCAAAAGTAAACGCGTTGCGTTGTGGTCATCATACCACTCCCAGTCTTTTAAACTGCGGTGTAATTTAATCCAACTGCTCATCACTAAAATTCTCTAAGGTTTTAATTAAAGTGTAAGCCTGTTTACTATCAATACAAACCGTTTTTGATTCTTGACCTTCTATAATTTCAAAGCAAATGTGTTCTCCCTTAGAAACAATCATTTCGTCTTTGTCATTAAATTGGCATTTAAAATAAATATAATCCATAATATGAATTTTTAGTAATAAAAAAACCCCTGCATCTCATCGCGGCTGGACTTGCGAATCAATACAAGGGTCAATAATACCTTAGAGTTTATGGTGTCCAGCCAACTCATCTACAAATATAACTAACTAACTGGCATTTTGTTCAGCTTGTTGAAAACTTTTTTGATGGTCATATCTTCCCTCGTTATTCCAGCGTCTGATTCTGCGTAATCTTTCGTAGTTAGTAGCTTTGGCTATGTCATCAAAGATGTTCCGTTTTTGTCTTGTAAACGTCACAGGCTCTGACATCAATTGTGAGCAGCTTTCAGTCATCTTCTTATACAATCTATCGTCCTTTAGCTCTTCGTGTTTGCGTATCGAATGTAACACGGTGGAATGGTCTCGGTTGAATACTTTTCCTATCTCGCTTAAAGTTAGCTCCTGAGTGCGGTACAAAGCATAACAAAGGTAATGCCTTCTAAAGACGTAGAACTGCTCTCTGCTGCGTCCGTTTAAGCCTTCCGACTCAATGTATTCTTTTACTTGTTCTATGTTCATAGCTTTTCTATTTCTTGTTTTACTTCTTTCCAATATTCTGTAACATTTCTATTTTGCCAATGATGCTCATGTAAAGCCTCAATTACTTCATCAACTGAAATCAATGCACATTTTTTAGCGTGGTATTCGCTATCGAAAGCAATTTCTTTTACGTTATCCCATTCAACGGTATGCTCCATAAACATATCTACCAGCTCTATTGCTTTTTCTTTTGGTGTCATAGCGGTGTTACTTTAAATTTTCCGTCATTAAATCTTCCTGATTCAATCAAATCCATTTTCTTCCAGTAGGCTAAACTCTTGCTTGTAAATATCCACTCTTGAACTACTGCGAGTCCTATGTGGTATGTTAGTTTGAATCTCATAGCGTGTTTATTTTAATTTCACAAATTCGTTTATAAAGGTCAAAGTTAAAGTTATCCCAGTATCGGTTTAATTGGTAGTCTCTAAACAAACCAAGTGTCCTCTTCGTATGGGTTAAAGTGATAGCATTGGTAGGCAAACTCGTGGAAGTGGTCGGATGCTCCGTGAGTAAGTTCTGCGATAACATCTTCTGCTTCTGAGATAGTAAGTTCTTTGCTCCATTCTGCGGTTTCAACTGTCCAGCTTTCATTGTCGTTAATTGGGTTATAGTGATACATTAAATCTATTGTGGCGATGTGTTCGTCATCCCATCGTGTGTAAACATCTACTGTTAAGATGTGTGTGTAGGCATCAGAGTTCTTTTCTGCGTACCAGTATTTATTTTCCGTATTTTTCATTGTAGATTCGATTTGCGTATTTATTATAAGACTGAGGTAATTCGTGTTTTACTTGCTGATACGTTTGGTAGTCAGTTGTTTGATGGTCTGCAACAGGTGGTGTTACTGTTGTAGTCAACCAAAACAAGAACATACCTCCAAGTAATACCATTGCTCCGTACCCAAAAAATGCTTGCTCTTCTGAGTCTAACATTCTAAATTCATTAATTAGCTTTTTCATTTTCTTCGATTTTGTCAAGTATTGTTGTTATTGCATTCCATTGCGCACCTGCGTGCTTAGTGCTTCTATCATTTACACCATACATCTCTCTCAGTTCTAAGAGCTGAAAGTAAAGCTCCGCTTCTTCATTGCGGATAAGTTCTAAAATTTCGTCTTTTGTCATAGCGTTTGTTTAAATGTTTATACAAAGATATAACCTTATTCGTAATTATCAACAAAAAAGTTACATTTTTTTTAAAGTTTTTTTAGATTCCTTTATTTTACAAGGGTTTCAGGTGCAAAGTTTTTTTACAAATAATTAATTATCAGTCAAGTTTTGTGCAATTATAGGTCAAGGTCATCAGGTTTTACCCTTACTTTGTTACAAAACGTACCCTAAAAGGTGCAATACAATGTCGTTTGGCTTGTTTTTTGTATATTTATACCTTAAAATATATATTATGGAAGCTAAAAGAATTATTTACGCATTAAAATGTCCTTTCACAAATTCGATACATTATGTAGGTAAGTCTACAATTGGAATGATTAGACCTTTACAACACTTAAAAAAAAGCCATTCCGAAAAAGTTAGTGAATGGGTAAATGAACTTAAAAAAATAGGACACGCTCCAGTTGTATCAATTTTAGAATATGTTGCTATTAGCGATGATATTGATACAAGAGAAAGGTATTGGATACAAAAAGAACTTAATAATGGTTCTTACCTTTTAAATAGTGTTTTAATAAATCCGCTATTGATTATTCCAAATTTAGAGCAAATATTAGGAGATGATTGCGGAAATAATATTGCTCAAATATCAACTTTCATTAAAGAAAGACGTAAATCAATTGGAATGACACAACCTGAATTTAGCGAAAGATTTTCAATTTCATTGAAGGTTATACGAAAAATAGAACAGGGTAAAACAAACATAATGCTTGATAGTTTAATAGACATTTTAAAAGTGTTCGGGTGTGTAATAGACATAAAAAAAATGTAATATAATATGCATTTAGTCGGAATATACCCGATTAGGTATAGTATAATTAACAAAAAAGCCA